GACTACCTGTTTGTGCGCCTGGTGGACATTGCCAACAGCCCCAAGAGCGAGACCGATGCCATAGCCGCCCCGCGCGGCGAGGCCAAAAGCACGCTGGTGAGTCAGCTCTACGTGCTGTGGTGCCTGGTGACCGGGCGCAAGCGCTACCCGGTGATCGTCATGGACAGCATTGACCAGGCCTACCCCATGCTGGAGGCCATCAAGGCCGAGCTGGAGTTCAATCCGCGCCTGGCTATGGACTTTCCTGCCGTGGTGGGGCAGGGCCGGGTGTGGCAAAGCGGCACCATCGTGACCAGGAACGATGCCAAGGTGCAAGTGGCCGGCAGCGGCAAAAAGCTGCGCGGCCTGCGCCATGGCCCGTACCGGCCAGACCTGTGTGTGCTGGACGACATTGAAAACGACGAACAAGTGCGCTCACCAGAGCAGCGCGACAAGCTGCAAGCCTGGCTGAGCAAGACCGTGCTGCCCCTGGGTGCCGCTGGCGAAAAGTTTGACGTGATCTATATTGGCACCATCCTGCACTATGACAGCGTGCTGAGCAGGACGCTGGCCAACCCGCTGTGGCACTGTGCCCGCTTCAAAGCCCTGCTGCAGTGGCCCGACAACGGCGCCCTGTGGGACCAGTGGGAAGAACTGCTGCGCAACCAGGGCAAGGCCCCGGCCCAAGCCTTTTATGATGCCAACGCGCCCGCCATGCTGGCCGGTGCCCAGGTCAGCTGGGCCGCGCGCAGCCTGCTCACGCTGATGACCATCCGCGCCAAAGACGGCCACGCCACCTTTGACTCAGAGTACCAAAACGACCCCGTGGCCGGTGACAACAGCCCGTTTGCAGGTGAAGGCGTCATCAAATACTGGCAACAAGCCCCCACTGACGACTGCATCTTCTTTGGCGCCTGCGACCCGTCGCTGGGCAAAGCCGGGGCCAGCCGCGACCCTTCGGCCTTGCTGGTGGGCCGGCTGAACCGCAAAACCGGTGTACTGGACGTGGTGGTAGCCGACATCAAAAAGCGCCTGCCTGACAAGATCATCAGCGACATCATCACCCTGCAAAAAACCTGGCATTGCGCCGTGTGGGTGGTGGAAACCGTGCAGTTTCAGGAGTTTTTGTACACCGAGCTGGTCAAGCGCAGCCGCGAGCTAGGTGTGCCCGTGCCTGCCCGCTCAATCAAACCCAGCACCGACAAGCTGTTGCGCATAGAAAGCCTGCAGCCGCACATGGTCAACGCCAGCATACGCCTGCACCCCAGCCAGGTGACGCTGATTGACCAACTGCGCCACTTTCCCAAAGCCGACCACGACGATGGCCCCGACTGCCTGCACATGCTGTGGATGGCGGCACACAGCGGTGCCGGTGCGCCTGAGGTGGCCAGCCGCCCCAGGGCGCGTGCGGGCCGTGTCAATTTTGAAGGATATTGAGCATGATCAAAACCGGCGCCCCAGGGGGCATGTATGTGAACCCCACCCAGTATGTACGTTTTGCCGAGCCCGGCAAGACGATTGACCAGCACATTGCCACGCGCGACCGAAGCCCCGACTTCTTTGCGCTGGGCATGTACCTGCCCAACCCCGACCCCATTTTGAAAAAGCAGGGCAGCGACCTGCGGGTGTACCAAGACCTGCGCAGTGATGCCCATGTGGGCGGCTGCATACGCCGGCGCAAAGCTGCCATACAGGGGCTGGAGTGGCGCGTGGTGCAAGGCCAGGCCAGCGCCCGCAGCACCAAATTGGCGCAAGACGTGCTGGGCCGGCTGGACCTGCACCGCGTGCTGCATGAGGTGATGGATGCCGTGCTGTATGGCTGGCAGCCGCTGGAGGTGCTGTGGAGCGCGCCCGGCGCGGGCCCCACCGTGCCGCTGGACGTGCTGGCCAAGCCGGTGCACTGGTTTCAGTTTGATGCCGATGCACAACTGCGCTTTAAAACCCGCACCCATCCGGCGCTGGGTGAGCCGGTGCCAGCGCGCAAGTTTTTAATACCCGCTCAAGAGGCCAGCTATGCCAACCCCTACGGCTTTGCGGATCTGAGCATGTGTTTCTGGCCGGTGGTGTTCAAACGTGGCGGGCTTAAATTCTGGGTGACGTTTACCGAGAAGTTTGGCACGCCCTGGGTGGTGGGCAAAACCCCGCGCGGCACGCCGGGGCCTGAGAACGACCGCCTGCTTGACCAGTTGGCCGCCATGGTGCAAGACGCGGTGGCCGTGGTGCCCGATGATGCCACCATCGACATCAAGGAAGCTGCTGGCAAAAGCGGCAGCGCCGACCTGTATGAGCGCTTGCTGATGTTTTGCCGCAGCGAGGTAGCCATTGCCCTGCTGGGGCAAAACCAAAGCACCGAGGCCAGTGCCAACCGGGCCAGCGCCAGCGCCGGGCTGCAAGTGGCCGCTGACCTGCGCGACGGTGATGCCCGCTTGTGTGAGGCCACCCTGAACCAGCTGCTGCGCTGGGTGGTGGATGTCAATGAGGGTGAGGGCGCACCGGCCCCGAAGTTTGAGCTGTTTGAACAAGAAGAGGTGGACGATGTACAGGCTAAGCGCGACAAGCTGCTGTTTGACGCCGGCCTGCGCTTTAGCCCGGCCTACTGGGCGCGTGTGTACAACCTGCAAGACGGTGACATTGCCGTGCCCGTGCCCGTGCCAGAGCCCCAGGCAGCGCGCGCAGCTGTGGCGCTGCCTGGGGCTGCAGCTGCCCCGGCCAGCTTTGCCGAGGCACCCCTTGACCCCACGGCCGCCCAGCTTGACCTGCTGGCCACAGCGGGTGACACGGTGCTGGCGGTGTGGATGCGCCGCATTGCCAGCCTGGTGAGCGCCGCAGAATCGCCGCAGGCCCTGCGCGACAGCTTGTTGCAGGCCTTTGGTGACTTGCCCACCGAGCAGCTCACCGAGGTGATGGCGCTGGCCTTTGCCGCCGCCGAGCTGGCGGGCATGGCCGCCGTGGCAGACGGGCAGTAGCGTTAACCATGGCTACCAACATGGGCAAAACCCCGGCTGAATTAACACTGGCGCTGGACGGCGCGCGCCAGCAGCTCCAGCAGCAGATTGACTTTTTCAAGGGCAAACTAAATTTACCCACCGAGCGCTGGGACGACCTGTGGCAGGCCGCCCACGACCGCGCCTTTATGGTGGCCGGGGCACAAAAGGCCGATTTGCTCAACGACCTTCGGGCCGCGGTGGGTAAATCCATCAGCGGGCAGTCCATTGGTGAATTTCGCAAGGACTTTGCCGCCGCCGTGGCTAAGAGCGGCTGGATGGGGTGGACGGGTGAGGGCAGCAAGGCCGCAGAGGCCTGGCGCACGCGGGTGATTTACCAAACCAACATGGCCAGCAGCTACGCCGCCGGGCGCTGGGCGCAGTTGCATGACCCCGATTTGCTCAAGGTGCGCCCTTATTGGCGCTACATCCATGCCGACGGTGTGTTAAGCCCATGCCCGCAGCACAAGGCGTGGGGCGACTCAGGGCTGACGCTGCCCCATGACCACCCGTTTTGGCTGACGCATTTCCCGCCCAATGGCTGGGGTTGCGGTTGCCGGGTGCAGGCTGTACGCGGCCCCAAGCCAGGCGATGCCACCGAGCCGCCCGCAGACTGGGACACGGTGGACGCCAAAACCGGTGCGCCACCCGGCATTGACAAGGGCTGGGCGTATGCGCCGGGGGCCAGTGCCAAGCGGCCCATGCAGCAGCTGATTGACGACAAGCTGATCAAGCTCGATGCGCCTATTGGTGCGGCCATGTGGGAGGTGTTGCAGCCGCTGCTGGGCATGGAACGCCAGCTGGCCTGGTGGGAGACGCTGGACGGCTGGCTGGCCACACCCCAAACTGGCCGTTCTGCTGTGGTGGGGGTGATTGCGCCGAAATTGTTGCTGTGGCTCGAAAAAGAAAAAGGCATTACCCCAAAAAATGCGGCCATCGGCCTGCAAGAAGGCTTGATTCGTGGCACCAAGCAAGCCCGCCACATAACGAAAACGCAAGACGGTTTACTGCCAGAGGACTGGCGGCAAATGACTGCCGTGCTGCAAGACCCAGAGGCGGTCTACTTTGACACCCGAACCGGCAAACTGGCGTACGTGGTCAGCGCCGGGGATGCGGCTGGCATCAAACTGTCGGTTGAATTTGATTACCGGATAAGCAAAACAGAGCGCATGGCCATGGTGGTGTCAGGCTTTAGGCAGTCTAGCAAGATCATTGACGAGCTGGTGAGGGGCGGGCTGTATGAACCCATGCAATGAAGCGTGCAAGCGCAAGGGCAGCTGTTCCTTGATCCGAGATGCAGATGCATCAAGTTGCGTAGATGCTGACTTTCTACGCCTCGCTTGCAGCATGTAAATTATGAACCCATTTATGAACAACATCAATTCAAATCCCACCTTCGAGAAACGCACCATTGGCGACTGCACCTTGAGCCTGGGGCACACCTTCATCGGCTGCGAGATTGACCCAGTGCATTTTGATGTGGCGTGCCGGCGCATTGAAGCCTATTACACCATGATGAAATAAAAGTTATAGCACATAACGCATACCCATCAAGCGCTACAAGCCTGAAACACTTATGAAAACCATGCAACACCGCATTCTGATCATCCTCATTGCCATTGACCACCTGGCGCTGGCCCTGCTGACCCTGGGCCACTGTGTGCGCGGCGAAACCATATCAGCCGCGCTGTGGAGCCTGGAGCAAAGTGGCAAGTGGCCTGGGCGCTTGGGCCGCCCGCTGGTGGATGCGCTGTTTTACCCGTTGGAGCGCCAGCACTGCCAGGCCAGCTGGCTGGCTGAGCGGTATTTGTATGCAGGCACTCAGCCATGATCACCGTCCAGGTCAATGACAAGCAGGTGCTTGACGTGCTGGCCGCGTTGACCCGGCGCAGCCAGGACCTGCGCCCGGCCCTGAAAGAGATTGGCGAGGACGTGGCCGAGAGTACCAAGCGCCGCTTTGCCAGCGCCAGCGCGCCAGAGGGCACGCCGTGGGCGGCCAACAGCCAGGTCACCATTGACCGCTACCTGGGGCTTTTTGCCAGCTCATATAAGAAGGACGGCACGTTAAGCAAGGCAGGCACGGCACGTGGCGGCAGCAAGAAGCCATTGACGGGCGAAACCAAAGCGCTGCAACGCACCATCCATTACCAGGTCAACGGCAGCAGCAGTGTGAGCATTGGCAGCCCCATGGTGTACGGCGCCATGCAGCAGTTTGGCGGCACCGTGGCGCAGTTCCCGCATTTGTGGGGTGACATACCGGCGCGGCCGTTTTTGGGTTTGTCTGCGCCAGACAGTGCCAACATTGTGGCCATTGTGGGCAGCTACCTGGCCGGGCCTGCACAGTCGTGATCTAAAAGCCATTCGGGCATAAAAAACCCCGCTTCGAAGAGTGGGGTTTGGGGCAACGGTTAAAACGGGCTGTGGCGCGTCAAAACCATTTTTGAGGCACACGTACCAGGTTTGATTTATCCCAGCGTTAGAAATGCGTTAGCTTCGGTCTAAATGGCATTGCCGTATGGCTGGCTTGGCTGGCTTGGCACAGAGCCACTTTTTTCACCGAAGATGCCCGCCAGACGGTTTGGATTTTAGCGCGGCCGGGCCGTACCCCGAAGCCCTTCGCCGTTACCAGACCGCCAGCGCCCCAAGACACTTGTGGCATGGCAAAAACACCCCCACCCAAGACGCTGCAGATTTTCAAACCCGGCCGCCACACGGCGATGAGCGGGCAGACGCTGGCATTTTCTGAATCAGACTTGCAGGCCACCTGCACCGCCTACGACATCACCAAGCACGAAGCCCCGCTGGTGGTAGGCACCCCGCGCACGACTT